AGAGACGTTAGTAGATTGTTCTGTGGGCGTGTGTGTGTAAGTTAGTGTGGATTTCTTTTATTTTATTAATGATTAGGTGATTTATGTCTATTGTGAGAGTGAAAGATACTTTTCTTATTGAGCGTTCTGTAAATACTAAGATGGGGCCGCAGGTTTTTCGGGAACAGCGTGCTGCTGTGGTGATGGGAGGGGCGTATGAGACTGTATTTAGCTTGAAGTTGGGTACGGCTCCTGTGTATTCCCCTGGTGAGTATTTGGTACATCCTGATTCTTATGGGACGGATGACTATGGGAACTTGGTGTTAAGGCGTCTTAAGTTGATTTCTTTATCTTCTGCATTAAAGGAGTTTGCTAGTAAGGAGTCTGTTTCTCTTGTTTCTTCTAAGGTCGCTTAGGAGAGTTGAACATGGCGGTGGCAGTGCTGCTTGTTCCTGCATGTCGTGATGTGGATATAGATGCAGTGAGCGGTAAATGTGCTGCCGTTGTGTGGGTGCCTCAGCCGTCGATGTTTCCTGAGTTGAGTATTGCCGATGCGCAATCCATCGGTGTTGCTATCTTGTTGTTATGGGCTGTGGCGTATGTGTTTCGTGTGTTACGTAGACTATTTTGAGGTTGAATATGTTAAGGCGAGTGTTGTCCGTGTCTAAGCCTTCTGTAGTTTGGGGCGGTATTGTTTCTCTGTTGTTTTCGCCTGCTGTCTTTGCGGCTGATGCGGGTGGTGGGGGAATTGATGTCGGTGAGGTTGTTGCAGCAATCAAGACAGCAGCCGGCCCTATTGGTGCTATTGGTGTTGGCGTTCTTAGTGTTACTGTGATTATTCATGTTTATAAATGGGTGAGGAAGGCATTTTAGGGCGTATTTATTTTTTTTCTTTGTGTTGAGGTGGGTGGGGAGGGGTGTTTTGAATAATGCCCCTTCCCAGGGAGAAGGGGGCGTATCGTGTTTGGTTTTATATTTTTGTTCGCGTTGTGTATTGCGGGCATGATTATTTTTTTGGATTAGCCGCGATGCGTCGTGTTATTTTTCTTCTTTTTCTTGTTTTTTGTTCTAGTGTGTTCGCCGAGTCTAAGTGTTCTGCTCCTATTGCTACTCCTGCATCTGGAGTGTTTTCAGATCAAGCAGAAGCCTATGGGGCTGCTCAAAGTAATCTTCAGTATCAGCTTTGTATGAGTGATTATACAAATACTGGGCATGTTAAGACTGGTGATAGGCAATATATAGCTGTTTTGGATAGTCCTCATACTGTTGTCGGTTATTATAGTTATGGTACGTCTTGTTCTGAAAAGCAGAATGATGTCTATACCTTTTCTGATAATTATTATTCTAATTTTAATAATGGCACGCGTTCTTGTTTTGTTGGTTGGAAGCCGTCTGTAAATTCGTCATCTTGTGAAGTTGTGATGCATGCTGATCCTGTGACGCATAGAATTATTGCGGTTCATACAGGAACAGTGTGTGATGCGTTGAATTATAAGCAGGACTGTCTTTTACATCCTGGTTATGTATATAAATCGGGCGGGTCTGGTGCCGCTTCGGCTGTGGAAGGATATGGGGATTGTGTTCCGGCAAAGCCTCAATGTTCTTTGGATCAGAAAAGCGTAGGCGGTGTCTGTGTTGATAAATGTCCTGATGGGATGTTGGAGGACCCTGTTAGGCATGAGTGCGAATTTGATCGTAAGGAGTGTCCTCTGGGCCAGATGCGTGCTCCTGATGGGACTTGCGTGAAAACTTCTGACTCGTGTCCTAGTGGTCAGGCTCGCGGTGCAGATGGTGCGTGTAAGCGGGATAAGGATGGCGATGGTAAGCCAGATGATGAGCAGTCCGGTAAGGATGGGGATGAGGGGAGGTCTTCTTTTTCGTGGTCTGGTGGGTGTGATGTTGCTCCGTCGTGTTCTGGTGATCCGGTGCTGTGTGGTCAAGTGCGTATTCAGTGGCGTATTGAGTGCAATTTGCGTCCTGATGCAACGGTGAGCGGTGGCGGGTGTGATTCTGTTCCGGTATGTACTGGCAAGAAATGCGATGCGATGGAGTACAGTTCGTTGGTTTTGCAGTGGCGTACGGCGTGTGCTGTGGAACGTGCTACAGGAGTAGCCTCGGGCGGTAGTGGTGATAGGGATCCCAATGTGGCAGCGATAAAAGATGCGTTAACAGGGAAGGATGGTGTTGTTGATACGGGGGGGGAGGGCAAGCCATCTTCAGCTTTTTCGGATGGGTCTTCAGCAGGAGGTGATGACAAGGACGCTTCAAAGTTTGATGACCAGGGGCGGGGGTATTCCCGTTCGTGTTTTGAGCCTTTAACTGTGGATGTGTTCGGCAGTGAGCTCACGATTGATCTTTCGCCTTTGTGCCAGTTTTTGCAGGTAGGTGGCAGGCTGGTTCTTTTATTCTCTGCGCTGTCTAGTTTTCGGATTATTAGCGGTATTTCTAAGGAGTAGCGGTAATGCCTACTTTTTTGGCGGCTCTGCTAACAGGGCTGTTTAATTTATGCAAGTCCAAGCTGGGCTATTTTGTGGCTACTGCATTTGTCTGGTTGGGGATTAACTGGGGGTCGTATCATTTTGTGATTTCTCCCTTGGTTGAGCAGTTGTATACGTATATCGACAGTGTGGGGTCTGCTGGGGGGCGGTTTGGCGAACTAGCTTTAAGGACTTTGGGTCTTCTTAATTTTGATCGTGCTTTGACGATGATTATTTCTGCGTATGTGAGTAGGTTTGCCATGCTCAATGGCCGGTTGTATTTGTTTAAGCGAGGTTATGGAGTGGCTCCTCCAGCTTCTCCGAAGGTAGAGCCAGTTATTCCACCAGCGGGGTAATGTTATGCCTATTCATGTTATTACTGCGCTTCCTGGTGGTGGGAAGACAGCCATTATGGTTGAGATGCTAGAGGCAGAGGCCAAACGTGCTGCGCGTCCGTTGTTTGCGGCGGGTATTGATGGTCTTCAGTCTGGTCTTGCCACTGTGCTTGATGATCCTTCACAGTGGAATGCTAAGGATGCTCAAGGCAATTATGTTGTTCCTGATGGTTCTCTAGTTTTTGTTGATGAAGCATGGAAGTGGTTTGGTAGGAAGTATGGTGGTGGTGGTGGGCGTCAGACTACGCCAGATCATGTGTTGGAGCTTGCTGAGCATCGTCATCGTGGCTTGGATTTTGTTTGGACGACACAACTTGCTCACAAGCAGCTCTATCCTTTTGTTCATGGTTTAATTGGTCAGCATACTTTTATTAAGCGTCGTTTTGGTACGCGCTTTCTTGATGTGTGGCAGTGGGATGAGCTGGTGGAAGATGTGAACTCAGCCTCCAATCGTGAGTTTTCTCGCCACCAGGTGCGTACGCTTCCTAAGCATGTCTATAGTTTGTATAAGTCTGCTGAGATTCATACGATCAAGTCTCGTATTCCCTTGCGGCTTCTTCTCATTCCTTTGTGTGCTGTTTTGTTTTTTGTTTGTGTGTGGAATGCCTGGCGTAGTTTGCGTCCTGATGCTATTGGAACCACGTTGTTTGGCCAGCAGTCCCCAGAAAAGGCGGAGCCTGCGAAGCCTGTGGGGACTGCTGGCCGGTCATCCGTGGTTCCATTAGGAGGAGGGCAAGCTCCGCGCTGGGCAACAGCTGTTGCTTATGCGCGAGATCATTTGCCGCGTTTTCCGTCTATGTCGTGGACGGCTCCTATTTTTGATGGTCGTTCTTTGACGGCGGACCCTCAATTGATCTGTATGTCTGGCGGCGAGGGTTTGGATGCCCAGGGGCATTATAAGGGGGCATCTTGTACGTGTTACACGGAACAGGGCACGTTGTATGATCTTTTGGAGGCTGAATGTCGGCGTATTGCACGCTCTGGGCCTGTTTACAATCCGTATCGTGAACGTGTTCAGGATCGTGCTGCGGTGCAGCAGTCTGGTTCATCTGGTCCGGTGATGCCTGTTAATACTGAGGTGCGTAGTGTGTCTTTGTCTTCTGCGGGGGCGCTTCCATGAGGTTTTGCTATCATGGATTAGTTGTTATTGTCAACAGAATCGTACATCTCAATAAGAAAAATCATTCATATTTTTTTATGTATTGTCAATAAAGCAATTGTCATGCCAGTTATGATTTATTCATAATCTATTTATTTTATGTTCATAAATGAATGTGTGGGGTAGGGCGGTCTGATTTTTTTTATTGATGCAGTTCTCAGATTAGTGAAATAGTTTGATAAATAAAGTTGCTGCTGTCGCTCCTGCTGCGATAAGACCGCTGCCCACTACTACTGGGTACCATTTTGATTCTTTTGAGACTTTTAGCGTTTCTTCTACCAGTTTTTGGGTGCGTGCGTTTATTTCATTTATATGTGCGTTCATCTCTTGTGTGTGTGCCGTCACTTCGTGTATTTCAGCTTGTATCTTTGATGTTTCTAAAATTAATTTTGCAATTTGTATTTCCTGCTCTTTGCTGCGTTCATCTTGCGTCATTGTCATTTTTCCTGTTGTTTTCTTTGCATAGTGTAGAGCAGTAACTGGGGGTGTAGGGGGCTAGCCCCCTACGGAGACGCTTTACGCTTTTGTTGGCGTTGTATCAGCACTTGCCTTAATTGGATGATTGACGCGGTTCCACTGGCTGTATTCCTTCCTTTACGCAAAACCGTTTTTTGAGGTGCGTTAGTGATGCGCCGCGGATCGGATGCGGCACAGCCGCCTTGTGGAGCTGCCGCTCGCGCTTCTTCCATCATTTTTTGCCATTCTTTCGCTAGTGAGCAGGTCAGCGATAGCCATCTGAGTTGCCATTCTTCAATGGCTCTTCTTTCTGGTGTGACTAGTTTTCCGTTGATGAATGCGAATCCTGTCCAGTTTCCTGTGAGGACTTGGTTAGGTATTTCATCTTTTATGTAGCTGTCTGTATGGCTTGTATGCTTTTTAGGCTGTTTAGTTTCTTTTGTATCCATTTTATTAGTGCGTTTTTCTTTTTTTTTCTTCTTTTCCTCACTTCGCATAATGCCTATTATGTCCGCTGGAGAAGATGGGTACGAGAACTAGCCAATAGTCTAAAAAAGAGACTTACAGGGACACCACTAGCGCACGCACAATGACTAGCAATGAGATTCCCAATCAAATACTGACAGGAAACTGGACAGGATTCGCGTTTATCAATGGAAAGCTAGTCACACCAGAAAGAAGAGCCATTGAAGAATGGCAACTCAGGTGGCTATCGCTGACCTGCTCACTAGCGCAAGAATGGCAAAAAATGATGGAAGAAGCGCGAGCGGCAGCTCCACAAGGCGGCTGTGCCGCGTCCGATGCCCAGCGCATCACTAACGCACCTCAAAAAACGGTTTTGCGTAAAAGAAGGCACACAGCCAGTGAAACCGCGTCAATCATCGTATTAAGGCAAGTGCTGATACAACGCCAGCAAAAGCGTAAAGCGTCTCCGTAGGGGGCTAGCCCCCTACACCCCCTCTCCAAGAAAATCAAACACGAACATAGAGCCCATGTTCAACCCCTCCCTCAGAATCAAAACGATGCTTAATGACATTATAAAAACTATCATCACCATGTTCATAAAACCTAAACAAAGCAAAAGCAACCAAATCAGCAAGTTGAATTAATCTTGAAGCCCTGGAATCAAGAAATACAGGCACTTCAGCATAGTTTCTCGTCAACCCCCAACGATGCCCACCATACTTAAACTCACGAGCCAATGCCTGAATACGATGCTCTGTTGATGATTTATCAAGCAAAATCAAACCACGCTGAGTATTTTTACCCCTATGCAAACGTTTCAAAAACAAGTCAAAACGACTAGTTAACTGCTCAAATGCTAGCTCAACAATATCCTGACCCGAAACAGAAGACTTTTTAATCACAGCGCCAAACAAACGAACATTGCTAGAAGAACGTTCAAGCACACCTAAACGTAACGCATCCCTAATAGCTTCAAGCCTTGCATCTTTTGAGTAAGAACGCCAACTGCCGCTACCAGTACGCATAGGAGAGCCATGCAGCTCCAATGAATATGTATCAGAAGTAAAACGAGACAAAACAGAATTCAACTGCTGTTCGATCCAATGAGCATCACGCTCAAAAACCGAAACGCCTGCCAACACAAAATACTGCTGATTAGGATCAGGAACAGAACCTGATTCGTCTAGGTATAGAAGATACACACACGATCCTAAAAAAAAGAGCCGGGTGAGGTAGACCCTCAAGACACCCAAAAAAGTGAGCGCCAACCCGACTCAGGGAATATAATAACATATTAAAGAGAAATACACAACAAAAAAAACGTCAAAAGAATCAAGAATGATACGCAGCTGTTTTATTCATCAAAATATTTCACTAATCTGAGAGCTGCATCAATTTAAAACCAAGAAGCCCTACCCTACACATCCAATTATGAATATAAAATAAATATATTATGAATGAATCATAAATGGAATAATAATTGCTTCATTGACAAAAGAATAAAAATGTGAATGAAAACTCTTCAAAAGGCCCCAAAACTAACGCGAAAACGAAGAAACACGCCCTAAATCATCACGATGCTCATAGCCAGGTGATTCCGGAAACGTCCCCATAGCACGCTCCCCCTTCTCTATCATACCCCCCTGAACGACAGGGGCTCCGCTCGCATCACTCGCGGAGCTCGCAATGCTCCCTGCGCCCTGTTGATCACGAGATAAATTATATAAACGCGGGTCCGTTTCACGAACAGGCTCCCGCCAAGGCCATGCTGTCGCTACCAAAACATGACTAAGAACAGAAATACGCACGCCATAAGAGTGCACAGAGACATCAAAACCCAAAGCACGCAACTGCTCTAAATCAAGCTGTTCAATCACCAAATTCTCCGTATTAATCCATTGCACCCAAGCACGATACTCATGCCCCACCTGGGCAAGCGCAGCCAAACGTAACCGACCCTTGGCATTAAGATCAAAAATATAACGTTGCTCAGGCCCCAAATCTGACAAAGGATCAACAGGAGGTACCACAGGAGCAGACACGTCTTGATGAACAGGACCAGAAACAACCTGACCAGGCTTAAACACCTGCCCTACACCTGAAGAGGAAGAACTAGAAACATCATGGGCAGAAAGACTAGTACTCCGAAAAAAACGAGAATAAAAATGAAACCCCACAACACCAATTGCCAAGAAAAAAATAGCCTTTATTAACATCACTGCCCAGACTGTTCTCTTCCCCTGAGAATACACCTCCGTATTGCGTGCCCCTGGGGCATACCCATCATAAAGAGGAAAAATAGACGCATCATATTTAAACGTCTGACTTCCGACCTTCTCAAACTTACCTGCCGCCACAGTATGGTAATACGTCACACGATAACGGTTCTTAAGACCAACAACCGTCAATTTCTGAAAACTATGCTTACGTTCAATACGTGCACGGATCGCAGGATGCATGCGTTTTATCCACTGCGTCATCAGCACTGCATCACCGCCATTTTGCCCCAATAACGCCCAAAAATTCTCTATCTGAGGCGCTAACGGTGCACGAGAGTCAACATAAAATTCATGCACCTCATCAATAACAATCAAAACATCCTTAAAACGATCTTCAATACACCATTTGCCGTCAACTTCATCACGATAACAAACAAATGTCGTTAATACTTCATCGGTATTAACGACAAAAAGAAGTTCACGAATACGAGACTCTGACATCTCCAAATACTGAGCAATCAACTCATAACGCAAACCATTCAGACGTGCATAAACACGGCGACCTTCACGAAGAGCAGGAAGAATATGATGCTTCACTGCATCGTAACTTTTACCAGAACGAGGCACCCCCTCATTAAAGACCAACATCACCAAATCCCTAAAGTCAACAAACGCCTAAATATAGAAAAAACAATCGCCGCACTAATCACGCGCATAGAATTAGATAACTGAAATACATCAGCAAACCATACGACTGTACCACCAGCCTTACCTAACATATCCCCCAAGCTTTGCTGCTTAAGAAAATCGGGCCAAGGCAGCACACCGACAACAAATAAAATCAATGAAAAACAAAAATCACAAAACAAAACAAAAACATCAGAGACAAAATCAGCTAAAGCAAGAAACATCTTAGTGATTAAATCCCAAATCCACTGCGTAAGATCAGTTAACCACGCAACCCTTAATATAAACATGATTCCTCCCACCTAACGCAAGGTCGCAATACGAACAGCAAAATAAGAAGCAATCGCAAAAATAATATAACCAGCCGACCTCAAAAAACTCAAAAAAACACCGCTGCAATGATAATCAAATGTCATTTCTGGCCAATACGCAGAAGCAGACAACGTAAATACAGGACATTCCCCAGATGCAGAAATGGTCAAAAAGGAAGAAATACCAGAAATAAAAGGAAGATCATTTACTTTAGCCTGATATCCTAATACGACGGTGTCTAATGTCTTACCATTACGTTTATAAAGAACACCAGTCCCTGAAGGTGAACCACTACCAGAGGTATCCTTATCACCACCTGATTTATCACCACCACCTGATTTATCACCACCGCCACCACTGCCCTGACCACCAGAACCGCCAGAACCGCCAGAACCGCCACCAGAACTACCACTAGAACCGCCAGAAGAACCAGTAGAAGCAAATGTAGTTGTATTATAATTGTTATAAGTATTATTAATAATCTGAGTAGATGTCCCCTTACCATCTACACGCCAATCACCTTTATCCTTAGGCGCGTCCACAGGAGCGATGACTGGAACGTCAATTTTATTCAATGTTGCTGCATGATTACCGTCAGAAGCAATCTGAGTCCCCACCTCACCTGGTTTCCAACAATACTGATGCCCAGTCGATGAAGTAGCACAATACTTACCGTCCTGCCTCACACACTGCGTTAATGTCCCCATATGTGTACATTCATCTTTAACAACATCCTGAACAGGAGGGGGGTCCTGACTAGACTCAGAAGAAGCACCGGGCGGAGAAAGAACACACAAATTCCCATTAGGGGTCATACCAGGCAAAACATACCTAACCTTGCCGTCATCTTGTCCTACACCAATAATCCCATGAGAACGATCCAAATCATAAGAACAACCATCATAACAAGCCGTAGACGGAACACGCACACCGGAAGGAAGCGTTAAACCAAGAAGTGATTTAGAAGAACGTGTAAGACAAGTTTTACCCTCAGGATAAACCCGCTGAAAATAGACCAAACTACTATCACAACTCTCAGAAGAAGGATGACTAGGCGAAGTACTATAACCACCAAAACCAATCACATGACCATCATCAGTCATAGGACAATCAACCACTTGCAAACCAGGAATATTACTATTCTTCAATTCATTAGAACGCCACATCTGATAACTTGCACTAGCAATAGCATAAGCCTCCCCCCTATCTAAACACTGATTAGGGTCCCAATGCGGCTCACCGATCTCGCAAGCAGAACTAAAACGAGAAATAAAAAGAATCACAAAAAAAACGAGTATGCGAAAAATACTCATGAAGCATCCAGCCCCTTAACAGCAGCCCAGCCACATAAAGCACCGAGAAAACAAGAGAATAAAGTAATGATCACAGTGCACATCCCCACCAGCCAATAAAGAGCGACACAAAAAGTGTCGCTCCAGATAAATCAACCGAAAAAACCCGCAACCTTTTTCGCTGCCCACTTAGTAAAGCCTACCAATGCAATTAAAGCAGAAGCAGCAATCAAAGCGGCAGCCGCCGACTTAACATCTAGTCCAGATAAAATATCACCCATAGATCACCTCGTTTAATGATTATCGACTATCGAAAAATGTCGCAACGGTGCCGATAATACGCGCTGCGACATACCAACCAATCACAGTAAAAGCCACAGCGGTAGAGGTCTGAATAACAGTTTTCATATCAGGCACCTCAAACACACGTTGCACCAACTGATAAACCCCATACTCTGACCCGCTGACCAATACATACCCCGTACAGTCAGACACACCTTGACCTGTAGCTACCAAGGTACCATCAGCTTTTAAAGAGACGCAGAGGGCCATGACTTAACAAACATTCCCAAGACAAGGAAAAAAACATAATCAACAAAAAACAACAAAAAAAACTCTACACACCAACACAAAAACAAAGAAATAACTAAAACAAAAAACGATAACACGGCACTATTCAGGACACCTTAGAAGAAACAAGAGAAACAGACTCCTTACTAGCAAACTCCTTTAATGCAGAAGATAAAGAAATCAACTTAAGACGCCTTAACACCAAGTTCCCATAGTCATCCGTCCCATAAGAATCAGGATGTACCAAATACTCACCAGGGGAATACACAGGAGCCGTACCCAACTTCAAGCTAAATACAGTCTCATACGCCCCTCCCATCACCACAGCAGCACGCTGTTCCCGAAAAACCTGCGGCCCCATCTTAGTATTTACAGAACGCTCAATAAGAAAAGTATCTTTCACTCTCACAATAGACATAAATCACCTAATCATTAATAAAATAAAAGAAATCCACACTAACTTACACACACACGCCCACAGAACAAT